ACGATGGACTGTTCCAGGTTTGTGATAGTCGATGAAGCGTATACCTTTGGTTTATCGCATCTTGAATTGCTCAGACGATTTCCTTCCGCAAAGGGTTTGATTACTATCGGCGATGGACATCAGATAGGTGCAGTCTTTGAGGAGGAAGATGCTTCGTTAAACCCTATGTCATTCAGGCCTGGCTTTATAGCCATTGCACCCGTATCCTTTGCGCCTTTCACATCTCTGCTTGAGTATTTAAGGGTTAATAGGTCACCGGTTCCATGTGACATGTATTACTCCGGTTCTTCTAAGTGCCATGGTTTGTTTTATACGATTGAACAAGATGACGTGATTTCCGTTGGAAAGAATGACTTGTGTATAAACGGAACACAGAAGGCAAAAGCTCTTATGATTGGCCGTGGCAATGATGATGCCTTGACAGCGCATGAGTCCCAGGGTGCACGTAGTAAATGGACTTTCGTACATACTACCCTTGGTGGTGGGGCATGTCCAGATATGACATTTCTCAAAGCTTCCGGCGCTCATCTTGGCGTTGCCATAACTCGCTCGTCTGAAGGTACTTGTTTTGTGTTCAAGGACAAGAGATCCCTCATGGATGGACCTATGGTAGATCAATCCCTTGTTAATGGTACAACTGAACTTCCTTCTGACTTCTTATACTCAAGTCCTACATGGGATTTGGTTGATCCCACAGTGGTGGACACCATATTGTATGAGAGGTTTGAAAATGAAAATGTCGTCCTCGAGGACAGTGAAGTTTATCATCCAGAAACTGGTTTCACTATGGGTTCTTTAATTGATGAGGAGCAGCAGGAAGCGGTCCCACTTGAAGCAATAACGTCTACAGAGATCGATGCCAGTAAGTGTAAATTGGTCAATACGTATCATGGTCATAGCCCAGTCTCGTGTGAAGAGACTTTTATTTTCAATCCAGCACGCGTCAAAGGTTCCGACAAGATCAATATGCTTGAACGCCATACCAATCCTACCGTGATAACAGCTAAGGATATGTCCAGCGCTAGGAAAATTATACGGTTGTTATTTGATAGGGTTATCGATGCTAAAAGGTTCAATGCATTGATCGGTGAAGACCTTTCTGCTATGAGACGTCAATCACGTGATCAAGTGATCAAGATGACTGAGGCTGAACAGAGGGCAAAGAGTGACACTGTGTCGTTTGCCTTTGCCAAGAATGAACCTTCTAAGAAGGTTATGACTATTGGCAAGGGCCTAAAGATCCTGAGTGTTACGGCCATGAATGCTACCCAATTGGCATTATTTGGTGATTGTTCCAATGTCCTTACTCATGCTTGGAGCAGGAGTCTCAGACCTGGCATCATCACACCTGTTGGATTTACCAAACCTGAAGTGGCTCGGGTGTTGGGCAGTATGGGAGAGACCTACGAGCTTGATATAGACAAGCAGGATTCTTCGCACTCAGCAGTTCACGTTGCCGTGTTTGTAAGGCTGGTTGAGATGGTAGCCAAACGACAAGGTATGGCAGACCTCGCTGAAGAGATAAGGTGTTGGCGAACCATTGGGGACATGGAAGGTAACCTCAGGATTGAGATGGGATCCGGTCTTGGTTCAGGAGATGCGTGGACGCTGATAGCCAATATGATAATGGCGTTTTCCATGCTCATATCAAGGTATGAGATCCCATATGGCATTAGGATGCTTCAGGTCGGTG